AAGGGCGGCGCAAGCCGCCCTTTTTACATAGAGGGACACAATGAAAGACAAATTTATAGAGATATTTAGTGGGTTGAATATTGCCTACGGCAAATTTATACCTGAAGATAAAAACGATGCAGGTAAACTGCAAGGTAAAAATCAAATTATTAGAGAGCCCGAAGGTCTGCCCGAACATTTGTGGGAAGATCATTTAAGTGGCAAAACAAGTTTAGGAATTATACCAATTGATGAAAACAATTCTTGTAGGTGGGGATGTATTGACATTGATATTTACAATGGTTTTAGTCATATTGATTTAATTAAAAAGATTAGAAAGCATGGGCTACCTTTGATTGTGTTTAGATCAAAGAGTGGTGGAGCTCATGTCTTTATGTTTTTCACTGTCCCTGTGAAAGCTGGTCTCGTGCAGTCCAAGTTAAAGGAGTTTGCCTCTTTTTTGGGTTGTGCGGGATCGGAGATATTTCCAAAACAAACTAAGTTGTTATTGGATAGAGGACAAACAGGGAACTATCTAAACCTTCCATACTTTAATTCTGAAGATAGTCAAAGATATGCTTTAGATGACGATGGTAATCCTTGTAGTATAGAACAGTTCTATACGTTGTATGATATCTACGCACAAGAGACAGCAGATAAAGAGTATTTAAAACTAGAAGATTTTTTTGTGAGTGGTCCACCATGTTTGAACACATTACATTCCAATGGCATACCAGAGGGTGGTCGTAATGAGACAATGACAAACATAGCTGTCTACTATCAAAAGTCTGGTGAGAAAAAGATTAAATTAAAATTGTTAACGGTCAACGAAGATATATGCGATCCGCCATTAGACGAAAAAGAAATTGATATTATAGTTAATTCTATAACTAAAAAAGAATATGACTATGGATGTAGTAAAGAGCCTTTAGCATCTAATTGTAATAAGAAAGAATGTTACAAACGCAAGTATGGTAAAGGTAAAGTTGATCTTGAGATTACTCCTGCCGGTTTAGAACGATTTGGAGTTGAACCTCCTATATGGTTCATGACTTTAGATGGAGGCACAACCTTAGAGCTTACAACGGATGATCTTCAATTACAAACACGTTTTCAAAAAGCATGTATTGAACAGTTAAAGATTATGCCAGGAACTATACCGGCTCCACGTTGGGCAGAAAAAATCAACGCATTACTTGGTGAATCAACTGATAGTCCTGGTATAACAGGCACAAGTAATACAGAAATATTTATAGATTATTTAAAAGAATGGTGCACAAACAAAGGTGCGGCAGAAACTAAAGAAGAAATTAGTTTAGGTAAACCATGGTTAAACAGAGAAGCTAATACTAATCGTAAACATCATTTTTTATTAAAAGATTTGGAAGATTTTTTACAAAAGAAAAAGTTCAATGCATTCAACAGAACTAAAATTACTTTTGTATTAAAAGATAAATTAAAAGGAGAGAAGATAAGTTTACGAATGAACTCGTTTGGTGACAAAGACAAAATTATAAAGGTATGGTCCATACCTGAATTTGTAGATGAAATGGAAGATATTGAGACTGTTATCCCTGATATGAAAGACAAGAAGGAGTACGAAGCATAATGGCTGAAGTTATTAAATTATTAGGGCCTCCGGGAACAGGAAAAACTACAACTCTTCTAGATTATGTAAAAGAAGAGATGGAGAAGAATGACATTGATAAGATAGGTTACTTTTCTTTTACTAGAAAAGCAGCACACGAAGCAAGAGACAGAGCCATGGAAAAGTTTGATCTTGAAGCAAAAAGTTTTAAATGGTTTTCTACGTTACATTCTTGTGGTTATCATTGTATAGATCTAGAGGGACGTGCTGTCATGGGCAAAGCTCAGTATAAATCTTTTGGTGATAAAATAGGATTAAAAGCAAAACTTTCTGTAGATAAAGAAACAGGGTTATCTGACAATATATATTTAACTCATCATAATCTAGCTAGAGCAAGAGGTATATCACTACAAGAGCATTACAAAAAGTATGTTGACTCATCTGTTGTAGAATGGAAGTTCTTAGAATATTTTTCTCAAGCATACGATCAATACAAAGAGGTAAACGGTTATATTGATTATTCTGATATGTGTTACGAAGCAGTTAATGAAAACTTATTACCTCAACTTGATGTAGTTTTTATAGATGAAGCTCAGGACTTAACTCCTTTGCAATGGTCTATGGTAGAACATTTTGCATCAACAGCAGGTAAACTTTATCTTGCAGGGGATGATGATCAAGCAATCTACAGATGGTTAGGTGCAGATGTTGAAAGATTTATAGAGTACCCTGCTACAGAAATAACACTTCCTCAATCTTACAGAGTTAAAAAACAAATACAGGAATTTGCTGACGGTATAATTAGTATAACTAAAAACAGAATTGAAAAAGATTGGGAACCAAGAGAAGAAGAGGGTTTACTAAAGTATCACCAAACCATTGAAAGTGTTGATCTTTCTGTTGGCAACTGGTTGATACTAGGAAGAGATAAATTTATTTTAAACAAACTAGAAGAGGCTTGTCGTAATCAAGGTCTATGGTATGAAAAACAAGAATTTAAAAACAACGTTCGTCCAATACCTCAAAGAATGTTTGAAGCAGTTATAGGTTGGAATGAATTAGTTGAAGGTAATCCGGTAGACAAAAAAACAATTAAGAAAATATTTTATTATAAGAAAGTTGCAGAAGGAACTAATGATAAAATAGATATAATGAACGACAGTCATTTATACGACATGGACACTTTGAAAGTTTTATTAGGTCCTTTTAGTGTGGGTGAATGGCATCAAGCATTGGACAAAATTAATCTTAAAGACAGAGCATATCTATTACGTCTTGGTCTTGGAGAAGAAGATATAACTAAGAAACCTCGCATAAAAATATCTACAATTCATGGTGCAAAAGGTGGCGAATCTGATAATGTATTACTTGCGACAGATATGAATTTAAAAACATACAACGCGTATCAGAAAGACTCAGACGATGAACAAAGAGTATTTTATGTTGGCGCCACAAGAGCAAAGGATGAACTACATGTACTATTACCACAAACGAATATGCACTTTAGGTTTGCGTTATGACAGATAATGTAAATCATCCGCCACATTATAAACAAGGAGACATAGAATGTATTGATGCAATTAAATCTGCACTTGGAGATAGTTTTAAATTTTATTTACAAGGTAACGCTATAAAATATTTATGGAGACATCAACATAAAGGGAAAGTCATAGAAGACTTGGACAAAGCAATATGGTACATTAACAAACTGAAAGAAGAATATGAATAAGTTTGTATACAACGCACCAACTGAATGGACACCGAAAGATTATTATCCTGACTTGTCTAATGAAAAATTAATCGCGATTGACTTAGAAACGTGTGATAGAAATTTAACAACTCACGGTTCTGGTTGGGCAACGGGTGATGGTTATGTAACCGGTATTGCTGTAGCAACTGCTGATTGGCAGGGGTATTATCCAATAGCTCATGGAGGTGGAAACCTCAATAAAAAGAAGGTGTTAGACTGGTTTAAGAGTGTAGCAAAACTTGATTGTGATAAAATTTTTCATAATGCGTCGTACGATTTAGGATGGTTAAGAAGTCTAGGGATAACGGTCAACGGTAAAATACATGACACGATGATCTCAAGTGCATTGATAGATGAGAACAGATACTCATTTACATTAAACAGTTTAGCGAAAGAAAAATTAGGCGAAACAAAGAACGAAGATTTATTATACAAAGCAGCCAAAGAGTTTGGTGTTGATCCAAAAAAAGAAATGTACAAATTACCTTCTATGCATGTTGGTGAGTATGCGGAATACGATGCACGGCTAACGTACGATTTGTATGTGTACAATCAAAAAGAAATAGAAGCACAAAATCTTTACGATATTTATGATTTAGAAACACGATTACAACCTTGTTTAATTGATATGAGAGCAAACGGTGTACGTGTGGATTTGGAGCAAGCAGAGGTTGCTAAAAAATTATTATCAAAAAAAGAAAAAGAGTTGATGCAACAAATAAAAAAAATGTGTGGCAGGGACATAGAGATATGGGCCGCAGCTTCTATTGCAAAAGCTTTTGATCATTTGAATATACCTTATCCTAGAACACCTAAAAGTGGTGCGCCAAGTTTTACAAAGAATTTTTTATCTAGTAATGAACACGAGATAGCTCAAAAGATTGTGGAAGCAAGAGAGATGAACAAGGCCAACACAACATTTATAGAAACTATTTTAAGACACCAACACAAAGGACGCATACATTCTGAGATACATCAGATGAGAAGTGATGATGGTGGTACAGTAACAGGTAGGTTTAGTTACAGTAATCCTAATCTACAACAAATTCCTGCACGTAACGAAGATATTAAAAAGTTAATTCGTAGTTTGTTTATACCTGAAGAAGGTAAGCAGTGGGGCATGTTTGATTATTCACAACAAGAACCAAGACTGGTTGTTCATTATGCTTTTTGTGACAACTTAGATGTGCATTCAATCATAAGTGGTTATCGTGAAGGTGACGCTGACTTTCATCAGATGGTTGCAGATATTGCACAGATTCCTCGCGGACAGGCTAAGACAATAAACCTTGGCCTCTTTTATGGTATGGGTAAAAACAAATTGATGAATGAACTTGGTATCGAGAGTGCAGAGGCCGAAGAAATAATAAACACATATCAAAGTAAAGTTCCGTTTGTAAAACAATTAACATACAATGTTATGGACAAAGCTTCAGCCAGGGGAGAGATTAAAACTTTATTAGGTAGACACTGTCGTTTCCCTTTCTACGAACCAAGAGAGTTTGGCAAGAAAGGTTTTTACAAAACAAAAGAAGAAGCAATTGGTGTTTTAGGTCATGGCAATTACAAGCGCGCAGGTACGTACAAGGCAATGAACAAGTTAATTCAAGGGTCTGCAGCCGATCAAACAAAAAAAGCAATGGTGGACTTATATGAACAGGATGGTATCATACCTCATATACAAGTGCATGACGAATTAAACATATCT